CTTGGAAGACAATCTTCTTCACAATCTCAGTAAACTCTCCAGCTTCAGCAGACATTCCTACAGCAGCAGTAAGCAATCTCTCGGTAGGAAAATTTTCTCTCTGAAGTTCTGCAAGACGAGAAGAAAAATCAGGAAAGTTTTTACTGGGTAGAGAAGTAGTGGTGTCTACAAACTCAACATACTTATTAAGATCAATTGTCATAATTAAAATTTAAAATCAGTGAACTTTGCCATAGATTTACCTTGAGACTTGGCAATTTCCTCAAAGTCATAGTCCTGCCCAGAGTCAGCAATATCTGTTTGAGCAGTATCCTCTACATCATACAACCTCATCTTCGCTCTGTCAATACCCACTACAAATCTTTTATGCATCGTCGGATCGTTATAACGATTCTTCAATTGTTTTACCATGATTTGATTGAGGTTTTCTAATTCTTCAGTGCTAATAAGGGCAAACATGAGATCAGCAGTAGCAGGCAAACCAAAGGACTCTGAAGTATCAGTAAGATCAACATCAGTACTACCATAACCACTCCTAGTAGTTTGAGTAGCAGACATGATGGGCACGTTGAACTCCACAGCCAGTCCTCGTAATTCTTCGGCAATTGCTTTAACAAACGTATAAGAGTTGACAATTGTCCCCTTGTACCTAGAACTGCTGCAGATATTTAGATAGTCAATAAAGATAATATCAGGTTTAAAACTCTTCTTTAAAGATAAATCATTCAAGAGTGCTTTGAAATGTCCAGCATGAGCAGCTGCTGTAGGGTATTCTTTAATGATAAGTTTGCCGTTAGTTTTCTGTGCTAACCTCGTGACTTTAGATGAGAATATTTGTTCTGGGATCTCCTCAATATCTTTGATGTTGATATTGAGTAAGTTAGCATCAATACGTTCTGCGATCTTCTCTTCTGCCATCTCCAGAGTGATGTATAAAACATTCTTTCCGTAAAGAAGGGTGGTAGCAGCCATATGACACATAAACAAAGATTTGCCAACACCTGTTCCCGCAAGCGCAACATTAAGAGTTTTATTGGGTAACCCTCCTTTCGTAATTTTATTAAATAACGAAAGATCAAATGGTATCTTATTTTCGTTACGGTGATAATATTCGTAGCGCGTTTCATAGTCTTCTATGTAATCATGTCCAATGTGCTCATCAAAAGAAACGGCAAGTGCCTCTTGAAGAATTGAAGGAATAGCATCTTCAGTACGATTCTTATCTTTACCATCGGCAATCTTTACGCTCTCTAGGAGAGCAAGATAAACTGCACGTTGCTTACACCATTTTTCAGTGGTGTCAAGCATCCACTGCGAATCTACATCAGTATTGTTAATATCATCTAATTTTACTTGAAGTTCTTTATAAGAATCTTCATTTAAATCTTTGCGATTATCAACTTCAATTCGTAGAATTTCTTGAGTAGGTGGTTGACCATAAGAAACTACAAACTCATTAATAATATCAAACAGAACCTTATCTGAATAATGCGTGAAGTATTCCCCTTTTATATAGGGTATTACCTTACGCATGTAAGATTCACTGTTGACAAGGTTTTTTAAGATTGTACTTTCAATCGTTTCCATCAAGATCCATAGCAGAATTCTTTTTGGGCACATTCGTCAAGTGCTTGAAGAATATCTGGAGTAAAGAATTTTTCAGGATCCTTATAGATAACCGAAGGATATACACTGCCAGAATCAGTTTTAATGCGATTACCCACACGCTCAAAGACTCCGTGCTGTTCACCCAGTTCCAATAGTCCATAGTACTTATCAAGACCTCGTTCATCAAAATACAACCTCGTTTCTACATCAGAGTTTTCTTTAGTAAAGCGGGACTTCTGTGCCTTCACTTTAATAATATTACCAACCTGTTCAGTACCATCCTTCTCCTTCTTTTTAGAAAGAAACAGAATAGTAGAAGCAGAATACTTCAGACCAGCACCACCACCCATTTCTTTCGTAGGAACATAAGCACCCACAACTTCATAGGTATGATTTGTAACAATTAAAGGGATGCCCGCCTGACCCAATTTCAGAGAAAGAATCCTGAAGATAGATTTAATCACCTGAGCACGAGTCATGTCACGAGTTTCTTTGCCATCAGAAGCATCCTGAACCTCTTTCGTGGTAGAAAGCATTCCCAAAGAGTCTAGCACAAAAAGAAGAGGTGGGCGGTCTTCTTTCTTAAGTTTCATATACTCATCAACAACCTTAATAGATTGTGTACGAAACTCTTGAACTGTTGATACAGGCACAAGACCTACACGTTTGACATCAATATCACGAGACAGCATCATATCTTTTGAGATGGCAGATTCAGTCTCAAAGTAAATAGCCTGCGCTAACGGATTTGACTGTAAAAAGTTTTTGACGATTGATAGGGCAAAGAAAGTCTTTCCAGTGCCTGACTCCCCCGCGAGCGCAGTGATTTTGTTTGATGGGAAACCACCGAATATGCTACCGCTGATAAGAGCGTTGAGAATATAAGAACCAGTGTCCACGAAAGAAGAACAATCCCCTGCGGCGATTCCGTCATCAACGACTGACGCAAATTCATTATCTAACTCCTTAATAATTGTATTTAAAAAACTCATAATACCTCACGAAAAAAAACTACTTAAAGAACCTGTACGTTCGTGTTTCCAACCAATACATTCTAGCACAGATTTAAGAGGTTCTAAGAACGATTTCTCAAACTGTAGTGCGTGGTCAATATATTTGTCCAATCCAAATTCAGGGGGAAGCGTGTTGAAAAATGAAATAACATTCTCGCTGATTGGATTGGGTGTCTTTAAATAGATAAATTTGATTTTTTCTCCTTCTTGGATAAGAGGAAATCTATTAGTAACTTTATACTGCTTAATATAGTGATTATACAATAATGCACCTCTGACAGCAATAGGAGTACTCTTCTTATAAATTTGAGAATAACTCCTGTACTTCTCAAGACCATTACAACCTCGCGGGAATGCAATATCTAGGTAGTTTTGTCTCTTGGTGTCTGACCTAATCTGGTCAATAAAATCAATCATAGTGTCATTCGTGCCTTCAATCATAATCTTATATGCCTCCTCAAGTTTGTCCCTGAAGTAGGCGGGGGTTGAAGACCGTTGAGTTTCAAGACCCATAATTTTCATTTTAGGTTGTTTATACCGAACTCCCTCGCTGTCCCATACATTTAGAATGTATCGTTTCTTGGCAGTCCAGATGCCACGGTTCGCAATATTCTCACGCTTCATGAACATTTTCTGGTCAAACGCATTTACATACGTTGCCAGTTCTTTGTAACAACCTTCAATATAAGGCTCAAGTTCCACTTGACAGATCTTGTCAAGGAACCCCACAACTTTCTCATCAGACGGCGTTCCTCCCTTGAATACAGATTTAACCAGATCGCCCAGATTAAGATAAATGGAATCAGTATCAACAGCAATAACATAATCTTTATTCTCCGTTTTAAGTATCTTATTCAGGTATTCATTCATTTTATTTTCAATCCAGCGGATTGAGAGTTGTCCTGAAAGAGTAATTGCTTCAGCATTCTCTATTCGGAAATAGCGAAAATACTCATTACCAATCGCACCATAGGCAGAGTTTAATTGAATCTTACGTGCCATTTGAATGTTATTGTACTTGGCAATATCCTTGACTAGTTGAGGATTCTTGGTATTCTCATATTCTTGTTTAGCAGCAAGCATCTTCTTCTTATAAATGGTGCGATCTTTATAGATCTTTTCCATAAGTTTAGGAAGGAAACCCTGTTTCTCTGTAGTAAAGAATGTACCATTAGGACAGATTGTTTGACCGCAGAGGTCAGACAGGTCCAGTTCCTTATTCAAGAGTTTATCTACATTCACTGAATCGTGACGGTGTTCCAACAAAGTTTCTGGACTGATGTTGTACTGCATAATCAGGTGAGGATACAATGAGTTAAGGTCAAAGTTCACCACCCAATCATAGATACCAGGAATAGGTTCTTTTACATAAGCACCAGCATACTGCTGATCTTTTGTGCTTTCAGTCTTAAATGGGATGACAATATTTTCACGAGACAGGGCATCGTAAATAATACTGTCCCACACACGAACCTGATAGAATACATCCTCAAAATTTACTTTGGCATCGTATGCCATCGTAACAGCAAGTTCAATCAGTTTCATCTTATCTTCCAACATATCCACAAGTTCTACGTCATGGATGTTGTACTCAATAAATTTCTGCCAGTTGCTGCGGTAGAAGTCTTGAAAGTTTTCAAACTCACTGTGGTCAAGTTTCTGCTGACCAAGTTCCACATAAGCGATATGATCTAACCGATAACTCTCCTGATTAGTATAGGTAAACTTCTGATAGAGGTCATAGTAGTCTAATGTAGCGACTCCGTAGATATCATAGTAAAGTTTTTTCTGACCTTTCACATAAAGTTCTCGTTCCTTAACCATGTTCCAGCATGACAGTGAACGCATATGTTTTGTGGATAACACACGATCCATGCGACGACAGATAAATGGCATATCAAAGAACTTGACATTCCATCCAGTCACAATGTCAGGAGTTTTCTGCACCCAATACTCTAGGAACTTTCCGAGAAGTTCTCGTTCATTCTTACAGTAAACATAATGCACATCAGAGCGAGTGTTATTAAACTCACCACAACCCCAAGTAATGATTTGCTTGCTGTTAAAATCTTTTACTGTGATGCAGAGAATTTCTTCGGATGCTTCTTCTACACTAGGAAAACCATTCTCTGATGTAGTCTCAATGTCCAGAGACATAATATTGAGTTGAGCAAAATCATAATCAACATCACCAGGATATTTGTCAAGAATATACTGATAGAGATACTTAGTATTACCATAGATAGTAAAATTATCTACAGTCTCATAGGTCTGCACAAACTCTTTTGCTTCCTTGATGCTACTAAACTTTACTGGTTCTACATAAGAACCTTCAAGAGTTTTATGCTTGGTTTTCTTTTTGGACGGAACAAACAGGGTAGGGCAAAACCCCTCTCTGTGTTCTACTCGCTCACCACCACTGAATCCACGATACAGAACGGTATCGTTGATAATGGCAACATTAGTATAAAAATTCATCAACCAACTACATCACGGTAAAATTTTAGCAGATCCTCACGAGGTTCTACAATAGTCAGAATATCAGAAGATCTGATGGGAATTTGTTTTTGATAAGAATAATCAATAAAATTATCAAGCGTTAGAAATACTCTTGCACTTTCTCTACAAGTAAACTCAACTCCAAACTCTAAAGAATTATCAGGAATTTCTTCATCATCTTTATAAAGATAATTGCGTACAATTTCTTTAGGATTGACTAATACACAATCAGCATCTTCACCCTCTCGTTCTTCAATCTCCGAGATCAGTGTCTGATGAGTCTTCAATAAAATCACCTTTACCATCTTCTTGCACTCCTACATTTTTAACGTAACTATCTAGTATATCATCCTTGGGTTCGCATGAGGTAACTACCCAATCATATGGAACAAAATAAGTTTCATCTTTAGATGTAATTAACCATGGTTCAAAGTTAATTAGATTTTGTTGTGTTTCTTCATTCAAAAGTTGTTGTTGTGAAATAGTTAACCTTACTGGTCTGATAAAAACTAGACTCATTTGTTTATCAGTTTCTTTATCAATAATTTCACGTACATCAGCAATAATTTCTTCCCCCGACTTCAACAGGACAAGTTGAACAGACATAATTTTCGTATAAACTACACCCCATTATAACATGAGATTAGTTTAATGACAAGCTGGCAACCTTAAGATTTCTTAAATGGGTTGAAAGTTTATCTAGATATCCTCTGTTACGGAGTTCTTTAAACACGAGGTTTTCTACAGCAAACTCACCACCTCTCTGAATAGATGATGCTCTCATGTTACGAAGTTTCTCTTTCAGTTTCTCAAATGCATCACGATCATCTGCTTTATTACCAATCAGGAAATCAATTTTCTCCATGTACTGCTGCACTTTTCTAGTAATGCAGGGATCTGAAAGATTTACTTCCTGATACACTGGACGACGAATCCAGAAACTATTTGTCAGCGAAAATACTCCTTGTCCTGATGGTACAGGATCTCTTCTATCTTGGGCATAGAGTTCAACATCATGTCCATAGATTTTAATATCGTGCGTGAGAGACCAAAGTTGTTTCTTGTCTCTAAGGTAATCATCAATAAGATCAGGACAATCGGCAATATCTTCCTTACTGACGAGAAGATGAAGATCAAGATCAGAATACTTAGTATAGTTGTAATTGGCATTTCCACCAACAAGGATTACATCAATAATAGCATAATTTGGAATGTTAGCAAACTGCGCCCATTCTTCTGCAACACGCAGTAGTGCTTCTCTAACCTCTGGTTTGATTGCTTCCCCCACCCAGAACTTAGGATTTAAATTATTATTATAACGAAGAGTTAGTTTGAGGTCTCTATAAGTTTTCATTAATCTTAATCGCCTCCACGAGATGAACTGGACTTAGATGCACATACCTTTTGTCCAGTTGACTTATATGTTGTAGTTCTACCATAGCACTTTGCTTTTGGTTTTGGAGGATTAGCACCAAAATCTCCCTTCATTTCAGTAATATATTGCTTAAAGGTCTTCATCCTTTTTTATTTTTATTTATAAAAAAAGGGGGGACTCCTCTGATATTTGCCAGAGGATCCCCGCGCCGACGATATTCAATTCTATTTATTTAAACTCATATGTTTTTTTCTTCTGATGGTCTGGGATAACTCTCTTAAGTTTAACGACCAGCATACCATTATCAAATTGAACATCAGTTACTTCAACATCATCAGATAAAGTTCTGCTCCAGGTAAATGCCCTTTTTGCAATTCCTCTGTGCAGATACTCATCTTCATATTCTTCTTCTGCTTTTTTACATTCAACAAAAAGTTTATTCCATTCTGTAGAAACTGTAATATCATCTTTAGCATATCCAGCAAGTGCAAGTTCTAATCTAAAATCAATACTGGATTCTTTTACAAGATTATGTGGCGGATAGTTTGCTATATCCTCATGGACTGTGGCGAACCTACGAATCCACTCATCCATTCCAATTCCAAACCTTGATGCATCATTTAAAAGCGCGTTAATATCGGCAATCTGATACTTAACCATTTGTATGACCTCCTAAAAGCGTCTGTAGTTTATGTCCCCCTAAAGGCGACACTATTATTTAACAACAAAGCATTAAAAAAGGGGTGTTACCCCCCGAACATCATTCTTCGGATGCCACTACTTTTTTCTTGCCGATGTTGTACTTTGCTTCCAAAGTCCACTCATCTTTTTCTTTATAAGCAATAACCTTGATTTGATTAAGAGGAGATACATCCTCAATTGCATCAGGTTTGGTTACACTAATCAGTTCCCAATCAACCAGAAGTTGAGTAATGCGATTGCGACGCTGAACATCATTCAACGTAAGGTTTGCTCGTTTGCCGTCAAGAGCAAACAGTTCCTTAAAATGAACGATATAATATCGTCCTTGCTTGTGTAAAATATGGCAGGATTGATAG